CTCTTTTGTCGTGTGGTCAACATCACCAGACTTCCACTCTTCTAGCGAGAGATAGTCAAACAGCGTTAGATACGCATCATCAATTTCAGCGTTGTCTTTACGATAAGCTTGCCTCATGAGTGCCACAAAGTCTTCACCCATCAGCTCACCGTCGTAACATCCATCTCCGAGCTCGCCAAGGGCAACCCCGATAGTACTGTCGAAGTTTGAGATCAACTTACCCGATCTAGCAAACAGTTGGGCCTCACCATTTTCAACTATAGCAAAGCATCGGATGCCGTCGAGCTTAGGTTCTACATACACGGATTCCATGTCCTTAATTCGCTTAAGCTCAAACTGCTGTGCTAATGAAACTTCGAATGTTGGGATCAGTCCAGGAAAAACCTTGTTGACTGTTTTAGTGGATGCTCCAATCGATAACTTCTTTTTTAAGATCTTTCGCATCCAGAATTCATCTTCTTGACAGACGCTTGAAAAACATGTCAGGACCCTGTCAATAGCAGCGTTCCCTGTGACGGCCCTAGAAGCACACTCATCAAGTACTATAAAGAATTCTTTCCAGCTAGCATCTTCTGTAAGTGGATGCTCGAGTCTGGATTTTACCTTTGGGACCTTTACCACATTGAACGGAGTGAAATTATCCAAGCCCATTTTCAAAGCTGTCTTTAAGGTGTCATTATCCACATGTGACTTAAGGATATCAGTCTTTGCGTTGGTCCCGCGAGTTGAAGCAATCTGCTCTAAGATGCTAGACACTTTCATTTTCTTTCTCCGATCTTTGTTGTTTTCCAGTCGATGGGTGTAGGCTCAACTGGCTTTGATAATTTAGAGATGTCTTCGAGCGATTCGAGAAGTCTGATCTTTCCAGGGTACCGGACCATGATGTCACGCATCTTCCACTTTGCTGGCTCTGTCCAGTATCCTTTGATCTCGAGATAGATATCGTAGTCTGGTAGGTAGAAGTCTGGGATGTAGTTGCGTAGGCGCAGCTTCTTACACCTGTACTGTAGCTTGATTGATGGGTCTCTCTGCCATTTGATACCAAGGGCGTCCAGACGTTCAGCACAGGCTACTTCCCAAGTACTGTCCATGGAGACTATGGAGCCGTCGAGACATGTGTAGTCTGATTTCTTGCTCCATATCTTCTTTTTCTTGCGTCTTCTTGACCTCTTGCGTCCCATGTATTAAATAGGTCATTCAGCACCCGCGGTGAAGCATTTCTATAATCTCATCTTCAAGCGCTTCGGCTTTTTTAGAAAGATCGCCGAAGGTTCTCAGGTCTCCATTACGTTGTGCTTGCACCGCCTTCGTTCTTACTGCTGATAGCTCTTTCTTCTTCTTATCAAGTGGGCTTGTTAACCCGAACAAGCGCTTAATCCAATTCATGCAGCCTCCTCTATTTCTTTAGATAAAAAATCACGTTGATACTTGAAGAGTGCCAACTCTTTCTTTTTGCATTCGAGCACGACGTCGACGGAGGTGTCATAGTTTTCGAAGGGTGTGTAGTACCAATCGGAATGTGCTACGCGGCTTACAGTGGGATCCTCGTAATCCTTACGGCTATTAGAGTGATGACACTGCTGCTTTGCACCGCGGTCTTGCCACGTCTTGCGAGCAAGATAGAATGCATCATGATAGTCAAGATCTTGTGGGCCGAGTTCGTGGTGATGACTGTCGAACACAACAGGAACACCTACACGATTGGACACGCCTTCGACGAGCATCTTGGTAGAGTATAGGTTAGGCTTGTCATCATTTTCTACAGTAAGGCGTGCTTGTGTAGACGCATCGAGACGTTTGAAGTTTGCGCAGAAACGAGCCAATGCTTTGTCATGCTCGCCATACGCGCCGCCGACGTGAATATTGATCTTAGCCATAGGCGAAGTAGGTAGACCCATGAGGTCCATCTGTGCGGAATGGTCGTTAAGCTCCTTGATTGTCTTGATAACTACATTATCGTTAGGTGATGCAAGGACGTTGAAGGGACCTGGGTGAAAGCTTAGGCGCTGGCCAGCATCCATCGCTATCTTACCAGCTTCTGACATGATGTCTGCAATCTCGTTGATGTCTGGTAGGTCGAACATGTCGTATTCTGAGAACCAGGGAAACAAACATGATGTCATACGATACACTTTGATGCCGTTGGCGTTATTCCACTCGATAACGCGCTTGAGGCCGGTAACGTTGATAAGCGCTAGCTCGCTAGCATAAGCAATACCTTTTGCCTTGAACGTGCGTTTGATCATACCGCGGTTGCATTGTACTTTTTCTTGTTGCTGCAGTGTTGTGTTGATACAGGCGTAACCAAATTGTAGCATATAAACTCCGGGATATATACTATTTTATCACAGTAGGGGGTGGATTTACACGACTATCGTCATTCTCCGAAAACTCACGGAATGTGTCTTCAATAGACCCTGGCTTCGTTGTAAATAAAGCGCCGGTTTCGGTCTGCCACACGGGATCGTTTGTGGCGACAGTCTTGATGTTCGAAAGGGGAGCTCCTTCTTTGTCTGCATCCCTAATGAGATATTCCCCAAGGTAAACCGGTCTGCTCTTAGGCATTTGATCAGCTGCATGCATGACTTTTGCTGCTGCGCGCTGGCTGAGCATTAGGTGACCGGTTGATGATAGTCCCACCACTACTCCACTTGAGATGTGCTGGTCATCTTTAAGACACTGAATTTGCCACCTGTCAAGTCTTTCGATTATGTCGCCGTTCCCGGCGCCGTATACACAGCTACCCCCGAATAATTCAACCACCTCTTTGAATTGGTCATCATTACCGCCAAAGTTTCTGCACGCGAAGCTGCTCTCTTGTAGGTAAAACAGTGATAAGGGGTCGACAAACGGACCGAACATAGAATCGGCTCGGATTCCATCAAAATTATAATCAAAGCAAAGCAGCTCTGACTCATGCTTTCTTTCGACTAGACACCTTAGCTCATCGGTATAAAAGCTTCTGTAATCTCTCTTTTTTCTCGCGGCGGTTGCGTGCAGTTTTTCACTTTCCAATATCTCTGGATGGTCGCCATACCCAGTACCCTTCAAGAGCATATACGTTCCTTTCGCCAAGTCTTCATTTCTCAATATTACGTTAACACCTGACCACCCTGAAGCTGCAAACATCTGATGAAACAGAAAATGACGAGATTCAGAATACTTCCACTCCCACACAAAGTCGTCATCGCACCATTTTTTTATAAAGTCTTCGAATGAAGATATCCCATGTATCGCATTGCAGTTACCAACCCCTGTTGGGCCACCACCGGGTACGTACTTTCGCATTGCTAGAGACTTGTCGTCGGTCGCCTGAAAATGATAGAAGCTAACGAGCATGTCAAAGGGGTTTCTGCAGATTGAAATCTTCATCGCGTCATCATAGACTGATGGGCGTCTTGCGGCTTGGTCATCTACCACTTTGCGATCAACCCGATATTTCAGGTCATTATAATGCTCGCGAGCTGACGGTCTAGACAACGAGCTGTCACGCCAAAACTCTGTAACGTTTTCTGCTATTCGTAAATCGAAATCAGCGGTCGGTAAGAAGTATTCGGAAGCGTATTTTCTTAGGGTACTGTTCAACCAAGACCCACCAGTCTTTGCAACATGAATGTGGATTATTTTTTTGTTCACTTGCCTTCACCCTCATTCAATCGATCTACTCGTGATTGCGCTCCAGCTTTTGTTCTTGATGCAGCATAGCAGACTGGCTTGTCTTTAAACTTCCAATACTTCTCACAGAGCATTATACCCCATAAACCGTTCTCTAATTTCTTAACTTCCCACTTCATTTTTTCTCCGCTTCAAGAATCGCTCTTGTAATTCGAGGGACAACTTCGCGCATAGGCTTACCGACCCACCAGTAGTCTCCCTCTTCGGGTTTTTTTAGGTGCGCCCACTGCTTATGGGCCCAGAAGTTGCTGTATGGATGATCACCGTTTGAAAATACATCTGCCGCGCTTTGTCTCTCGGTAAAGACGAAACTGCCATCTATAGCCCAGCATATCATCATGCCACCGGGGTCACTCCAGTCTTTTAAGAAGGCAACGACTGGGTGCGGATTTCCATAACAAGCAACGACTGGCTCAACGAATGCATCGCCCTTAGAAGTAGTTGCTGTCACATGCCTAAGTCGTACAGCGGTGTTTGGGTAGATGACTTGAGACCCACGAATGAAATTAATGCGATCCCAACCTTCTAGATCTGGTTCATCGGTTTGGCGCTTCCCAATCCACTTGCGTAATTGAGAGTCATAGAGAGAAGCGAATTGCTCACCCATGTATTTCCCTGCAAAGGGAACCACTGCGTGGTAGAAAAGCGAAGATGGATCAACGTACGAGCTTTCGTCTGTCGGACCGTCAAAATCGTACCCAAACAACAGAAGCTCCGCCCTGAATTTTCTTTCTACCGCCTCTCGCAGTCCATCAGTATAAAAGCTACGATAATCCTTTTGCTTTCTAGATTTTTCCACATTCTCTTTTTTGCTGTTAACAATCTCTGAATATTGCGC